ATGGGTGCGTTTGTCAAAGAGCCTAAACCAGCACAGTATGACTGGGTAGTATCATTCGATGCTACTTCACTGTACCCTTCTATCATCATGACATGGAATATGTCACCCGAAACTCTTATTAATGGTCAAAAGTATTTACCAGATGATGAGAAGAGTATTGTCAAGTTAATCGAACGAGAATTTGATACTACGAGCTTACATGATGAAGGTTTAACGATGACGGCTAACGGTCAGTGTTTTCGAAAAGATCGTAAGGGTATTTTTCCAGAACTTATTGAATATTACTTTGATGTTCGCCAGCAGGCTAAAAAGAAAATGCTGTCGGCACAAACCAAATATGAGGAGACTAAGGACCCAGTCTATCTTAATGAAATTGCTAGTTTAAATTCAAGACAAATGTCAGCTAAGATTCTAATGAATTCACTTTATGGTGCGATGGGTAATGTTTATTTTCGCTACTATGATATCCGAGTAGCTGAAGGTATTACTATGACCGGGCAGCTTATTATTAGAACTGTGGCTAAACGACTAACCGATTTTATTAACGAAGAATGTAACACTCATGGAATCGACTACTCTTTTTATAGTGATACTGACTCCACCTATATTACTCTTGGTAATTATGTTAGCAAATATGTACCAAGACAGATTAAGACTGAAGTGGTGGATGTACTGGATAAGTACTGTGCTCAAAAAATTGAGCCTACTATTAATAATGCTTGTGAAGATCTTAATCAGTATCTTAACACATACCAGAAAAAAATTAAGTTCAAGCGAGAGATTATCGCCGACCGCGGTATATGGATTGCTAAAAAACGGTATGCAGTCAACGTATACAACTCTGAGGGGGTTAGTTACGAAGAGCCAAAACTAAAGGTGTTAGGGATGGAAATTGTAAGATCATCTACACCTGCTCCGGTTAGAAAAGCACTCAAGGAAGCCGTAAGTCTAGCGCTGAGATCAGACGAAGATCAACTTCGTGGTTATGTTGCTGACATTGAAAAGAAATGGTCTATGTTAGACCCTGAAGATATTGCTTTCCCACGTGGTGTAAATGGTGTGAAGGAGTATAGTGACCCTAATTCTATTTTCAGAAAAGGTACCCCTATACATGTACGCGGTGCTTTAATTTATAACCATCTTCTAGATGCTAAGGATCTAAATAAAAAGTATCAAAAAATTCAAGAAGGTGATAAGATCAAATTTTTATATTTAAAAGAACCCAACCCATTAGGTACTCATGTAATTACTTTCTCCGGTCAACTACCTCCAGAGTTTAAATTACGTGAGTATGTAGATTATGAAACTATGTTTGAAAAATCTTTTCTAGAACCGCTAAACTCACTTCTAAGTTGTATTGGTTGGAAAGTCAAAGAGCAAGCTTCTCTGGAAGGTCTATTTGGTTGATTATATAATGATTAAAAGGAGTGAAATATGAATGTGCTAGATAAACTAAAAAAGAATACAACTATAAAAGAAACCGACCTGCTGTCGGAATCTAAGTTATTTAAAAATAAAGATCTTATTTCTACCTCAGTACCTATGCTAAATGTAGCGTTATCAGGTAGATTAGATGGTGGTCTATCTCCAGGGCTTACTGTATTTGCAGGACCTTCTAAGCATTTCAAGACTGCATTTGCGCTAATGTTAGCAAAAAGTTATCTGGAGAAGTATAATGATGCAGCTATCCTTTTCTATGATTCTGAGTTTGGTTCACCTCAGTCTTACTTTGATAGCTTTGGTATTGATACTAGCCGGGTTATACACACACCGATTACAGACATCGAGCAACTTAAACACGATGCTATGGCCCAGCTTAATAATATTGAGCGCGGGGATCGTATCATTATTATCGTGGATAGTGTAGGCAATCTAGCTAGTAGAAAAGAAGTAGAAGATGCTATTGATGGTAAATCGGTAGCTGATATGTCTCGAGCTAAGCAGTTAAAATCGTTTTTTAGAATGGTTACCCCGCACCTGACACTTAAAAATCTTCCTATGATCGTGGTTAATCATACCTACATGGAAATAGGTATGTTCCCGAAAGCTATTGTTTCTGGTGGTACAGGGGTATACTATTCAGCAGATAATATTTACATTATCGGTCGTCAACAGGAAAAAGAAGGTAGTGAGATTGTTGGGTATAACTTTATTATTAATGTTGAAAAGTCTCGCTATGTACGAGAAAAGTCTAAAATACCTGTGGAGGTAACCTATGAGGGGGGTATTAGTAAGTGGTCTGGGCTATTAGATGTAGCCTTGGAGGGAGGGTTTGTTGTCAAGCCTTCTAATGGGTGGTATTGTAGAAAAGGTGAAGAACACAAGTATAGAATGAAGGATACTTATACCAAAGAATTTTGGATGCCTATCCTTGCTTCTAAAGACTTTCAAGAATATATTGAAAAGACCTATAGAATGTCAAGCGGTTCGTTAATGGGTAGTGACGATCTAACGGATGAGGATTTAGATTCTGAATATGATAAGCTAGGTGTATAATGCTAAGAAATAAATTATTCCAACCGTGGTTTGTAGGGGAAAAGGACTGGGGATTTGAGATTGTTGAAGGTCCGTTTAAAGAGGTTTGTATTCAAATAGAAAACCTGGAATTTAAGGATGAGGATACTGGTAATTGTACATTAGATTATCATACAGTACGTTTACCAGAGCATCTTAAACCAGAATCATTACAAACCCCAGAATTTGAAGAAGTAATAAATCAAATTATCAACGATATTCTAACCGAAGCTATTAAAGAATATGAGACTAGAAATAGCGATACTCAAAAACCTGATACACCGTGAAGAGTACATGCGTAAGGTACTTCCGTTTGTAAAAGCGGAATATTTTTTAGAGGAAAGTGAGAAGGTAGTATTTCAACATACCCAGCAGTTTATATCTAAGTATAATAAACCACCCACTCTTGAAGCCCTGTCTATTTCTTTAGAAAACACTTCTCTTCCAGAAGGGTTATTTCAAGACGTTGTACAACTGGTAAGTAAGCTAGAACCAACTGAGAATTCCGATCTACAATGGTTGACGGATGAAACGGAGAAGTTTTGTAAAGATAAAGCTGTCTATAATGCTATTATTCGCTCTATCGGTATTATGGAAGGTCGTGATAAACAAGTTACTAAAGATGGAATACCATCCTTATTACAGGAAGCATTGGGAGTTTGTTTTGATCGCTCAGTAGGACATGATTACTTTGATAACTCAGACGACCGTTATGATTTCTACCATCGAGTGGAATCTAAAATACCTTTTGATATTGATTTATTCAATAAAATTACCCAGGGTGGTTTGCCTAATAAGACGCTTAATATTGCATTAGCAGGTACCGGGGTAGGTAAATCGCTGTTTATGTGTCATGTTGCAGCCGGTGCTTTAACCCAAGGTAAAAATGTTCTATACATTACTTTGGAAATGGCAGAGGAGAGAATTGCCGAGCGTATTGATGCTAATTTATTAAATGTAGATATTGATCAAATAAAGGATCTACCTAAGCAATTGTTTGATAATCGTCTTACTAAACTCAAACAAAAAGCCACGGGGCAGTTAGTAATAAAAGAATATCCAACTGCCTCTGCTCACGTAGGTCATTTTAAATCACTATTAAACGAGTTGCATCTTAAAAAATCGTTTAAACCAGAAATTATATTTATTGATTATCTTAATATTTGTTCTTCTTCAAGATTTAAGCCCGGTGGAAGTGTAAACTCTTATACATATGTTAAGGCCATAGCTGAAGAGTTGCGAGGTCTTGCTGTAGAATTTAATGTACCGATCGTATCAGCGACACAAACGACGCGTTCAGGTTACTCTAACACCGATGTGGAGCTGACTGATACTTCTGAATCATTCGGATTACCGGCAACAGCAGACTTTATGTTTGCGCTAATAAGTACAGAAGAACTCGAACAGTTAAATCAGCTGATGGTAAAGCAGTTAAAAAATAGGTATAACGACCCGTCTTCTAATAAGCGGTTTATGATAGGTGTTGATCGAAAAAAGATGCGTTTATACGATTTAGAACTTAACGCACAAGTTGACCTGGATGATTCTGGTCAAGAGAATGCCTCTACTCTTTTCGATATGAGTACGGTGTTTAAACCTAAAGATTATAGCTCGATAAAAATTTAATATGTACTTAAATGTATGGTTAGATGAGAGCTTAGAACAAATTAAGCCTATCTTAATAGGCACTCATTCTTATAATTTTATAATTGGTCAGTTAAATCAATCTTTAAAGACAGAAGGCTTTGTATTTAATTTTAAACGCAATACTTTCATGGGTAAGAATGACCTGGCAGTTTCTGGTTTATATGATGTTGAAAAAAACAAAAAGATTATAACTATTATTTTTTCTAAACATTTTAAAGAGTTTACTATTAAGCGTAATTTTTGGAAACGATTTAAGTTTGCTATATCCCAAACATGTCAACACGAAGTTATTCATCAGTGTCAATGGGCTTTCAGAACCTATAATACAAATGCAAGATATTCGAGCAGATTTAGGTTTAGTCAGGGTAATTTTAAACAAAAAATTTACTTATCTGATCCAGACGAAATAGAAGCCTATGCCCACGATATTGCTATGGAAATAAAATTTTTTTACCCTAAACGCAACCCATACCATGTATTAAAGTATGCTAACCGTTTTGCCAATCTTTGGTCTTATCAATATTACCGTCAAACCTTTGGTAAGAGAGACTGGAAACTTATTCAACCCAGGTTGATTCGAAAAACATATAAATGGTTAGGAGCTTAAATGCCAAGTTGGTTAAATGTTACAGAAATAGTACTTTTACTATTTACATGCTGGGTATGTTATAACGCCGGAAAATTAAAGGGCGTTGCGGATATCATTGAGCTACTTTTGCACAAGCGCATGATTACTATGGAAGATATTCGCAAGTTAGAAGAAAAGTAACCGTTGATTATTTTCCTAAGATTGTATATAATACTTTATCAATAGGAGATACACATGACACAGGCAAGCTCAAAACCTCGAGTTAAAAATGATCAATTAGGTGACGAGGCACTTACCATGCTATTTGAAGCTTTTAAGACCCATCCTATCGAAGAGTTTCGCAACTTATGCAGAGATTTAATTGAAGCTTCTTCTGGTAAGCGTACTACAAAGGATAAGTTTCATATTTTACTTGAAACCTCGCGTTCAAAGAACGATATGTTAACTAAAGTAAGTAATTATTTGATGGCCGGACAAGGTTTAGGAGTATAGAATGATTACGGTGGCAGGTGTTTCGGTATGTAAAGGTAAAGTAAAATTACGATTCTGTTCTGATGCTGTGTTACGTATTAAAAATTTACATAAGCAAGGAGATACAGACATTGAACTTATGGAATTACCTATGCCTATGTCTAAATTAGATGCATGCAATTACCTACTTAAATCTGGTCATTTTGAAAAATATAAAGACGAAATTATGTCAGTTATAGGTAAGAAACACTTGCCTAAAACATCTAAACAAGCTATAATAAAGCCTGTAGTTGAGAATGACAGTGAACTTCAATCTATTAAAGAGTTAGCAGAAGCATAATATTTTTACTACAATAGAACCACCGCCGTCTATTGTAGTCTTTTGTGGCGGGGATATATCATGAGGAAACTTATGTCGATTCAAACTAGTGTTCTTAAAACCCTGAAGTCAGGCCGTCAATTTACTGCCGGTCAACTGGCTGGTCTGTTTAAGACTACCGAAGGTACCGTTGCTGCTCGTATTTCCGAGCTTCGTAGCCAGGGTTATGCTATTTACAGCAACACGGCTAAAAATGGCAAGACTGCCTACCGTCTGGGAACTCCTTCCCGTCGCATGGTTGCAGCTGCGTTTGCAGTGCATGGTAGTTCAGTTTTCAACTAAAAAGTAGTTAGTTGAATCAAACCCCGGCTTGTCCGGGGTTTTTTATTGTGATAAATATAATAAAAAAGGAGTCTTATGTCAGCAGCTTCTGACAAATACGAAAAAGATGTAGCAGCTTTTATGAATAGCTTACCCGGGGTGAAGGCTATACGTCCAACGGTTGGTACGGATTACCCGGATGTACTGGTAACTTACAAAGGTAAAACTTCTTATGTAGAGGTTAAGATGAGTCACTCAGACAACTTATCTAACCCCAGAATGTATTTTTCTGATGGTAAGTGGCAGACTACATATAGTACACCTGCAGCTAAGTATGCAGTAGATATACTGAACACTTCACCGCAAACTAAAGACTTTCTTAAAAAAATTGCTGAATTTTCTGGTATTCCTTTAAAAATTTTAAAAATACCTACTACAAAATCAGGGCTTAAAGAAGAAGGCGCTATACCTCTTCATATTATGAAATCATATTTCGCTAAACCAGGGGTAAATAGGTATATAGCTAGTAAAGAGAATTATGATTTAGGAAAGGTAGTAACGGAGCATTATACTATTGGTAAAACTGAACCTGCTAATTATATGCAAGCAGGGGATGATTTTTATCGTATAGGTGCTTCAGATCCGTTTAAACTTGGTAACTCCATACCTCTTTTGACAGGGAGAGGTGATTTTAAAGTACGTATTGGTACTAGAAGTGAATTTTATGAAGTGCAGGCAGAAATAAAAATTAAGCAAATGCCGGTTAGCGATTTTTCTTGTAAACCAGGTACCCGTAAAAAGAACCCCTTTAAGTAATGATTACACTAACGTCGTTTATCAACGAATCAACAGAAGATAAACTTACTCATCTAGAGCACGCAGAAGATCATGTCATCAACGCTGGTTTCGAAGGTTTTGCGCATGCCTTCCATAATCTGGAAGACGTTAAAGACCAGCTGCAAGGTAAGAAAAACAAAACAAAAATTACAACCAAGTATGATGGATCCCCTTCTGTGGTATTTGGTACTAACCCCGATAATGGTCAGTTTTTTGTTGCATCTAAGTCTGCGTTTAATAAAAACCCTAAACTAAATTACACGTTTGAAGACATAGAACAAAATCATGGTCATGCTCCCGGCTTAGTAGAAAAACTCAAGCATGCACTTGAACATCTACCTAAAGTAACTCCCAAAGCTGGGGTTTATCAGGGTGATATTATGCATACAGGGGGAATAAAAAGTGAAGATAATCCTCATGGAGATGTGATGGAGGATAGAGGTAAGTATCACTTTAAACCTAATACTATAACTTATTCTACTCCAAAAGGGTCAGCAGAAGGAAGGAAAATTGCAAAATCCAAACTCGGTGTGGCTGTACATACCTCTTATACTGGTAATCGTTTTAGTGATTTGAGAGCCGAAGTAGGCGCCGATCTGTCACACTTCGGTTCACACCCTGATGTTCATTTAATTGATGTAGCAGGTGATGCCGAACATGCCAAACTAACTACTAATCAAGCCCATACTTATCAACACCACATGGATCAGGCTGTAGGTCAATTTAAACAGTTCGATAAAAAGCACTACAAAGTATTAGATAACCATGTAGAACATCTTAAAACGTATATTAATAAAACAGTAAGAGAAGGAACCAAACCATCGGTTGAAGGTTATCAAGAACATCTTAAAAACTACCATCTTAGACAGATAGCAGGGGTTAAGACTGCTAAAGCTGTAGAAAATAAATCACAGAAGATGGAAGAAGATATGAAGCATGTAAATAAGAATAGTGAACATTTTAATTCTATTTTTAATATGCACCATCACTTACAAGCAGCTAAGGATCAATTAGTTCATGCTCTATCAACTCATAGTAAGTTTCAACAATCTATCGATGGTAAACCAGCTAAACCAGAAGGTTATGTAGTTATTCGTGATGGTAGACCAACTAAGTTAGTAGATAGAGCAGAATTTAGTCGAGCTAACTTTGCCGCTAGACCAAGGTAATTCTCAACGGCCCACATATGAATTTTAGTAGCTAGGCAATAGATAATCCATGAAAAGTATTAAAGAAAAGCAGCTTTTGGTGAAATGGGCTAAAGCAATGAACGAGCCTATCGATGCCGCTTTGGTTGAAGAGGTGGAGCGATACGAGCAGCTGCAGAATGAAATTAAGCAATCGGTAAAAACCAATTCAATTAAAGACTTGTTTGTTGCAGCGCAATCAGTCCCTTTAAAAGAAGAAACTGTAAAGGAAGAAATAGAATACCCATTACCTCCTACGCTAGAAGAGGTTTTGGATTTCTTTAAAGAGCAAATAGACGAGCCAGCTGTACAAAAAGTAGAAGAACCTGCAAAAGAAGATAAACCTGCTGATATTGTTAGTGTAGTAGCTAATCATATTACAAATGAAGTAAAGCTGGAAGAAAGAGCAGATTCATATCAACAACCTGATGCTGAACTTACTTCTAGATCGGTTAACGATATAAGAAAAAAGATAAAGTTTTTAGAAGACTGGTTAAGTAAGATCTCTTTAACCGGGCCAGGTGGCGGTGCAGGTGATGTAATTAATTTAGACTTCCCGGTTAAGCTAGTTACCAATAACTACACCATTACAAGAAAAGATTATTACATAGGCGTAAACGCTGCCTCATCTGTTACCATTACCCTACCTGATGCGATAGGGTTTCCAGGTAGAAAGGTTGTAATTAAAGACGAGTCAGGTAACTGCTCATCCAACCCTATAACAGTGCTTGGTAATGTCGATAATGATCCCGGTGGCTTTATTTTACAAATGGACAACGGTGGTATACAAATGATATACAGAGAAGGTTGGAGAATAATATGACATATTTGTTCAGTGGTAATTCAACTATTTCAAACGAAGTTGAAGTTAAGAACGATATAGGTAATGCGTTACCAGTCTGGGGTAATGTCTATTTAAATAACAATACATCAAGAGTAACTACCGCTAACCCTCTGCCTGTTTCACTAGGCGGTGCAAATATTACTGTTATTGGTAATACTAACATTATTGATACAGTAACGGTTAGCAGCACTCCAGAAAACCCGGTTCATGTTCATGTAACAGAAATCGGAGCATCTGGTAACATAATTACACCATTCATGCCAGTTGGAGGTAATGTATTTGTTGCAGGTAATGTTAATGTTATCGGCAATGTAGTTGTTTCAAGCGGTAACATTAACGTATTATCGATACCTACTTTTACAGGTAATGTTAATGTTATTAGTACTGCAAATGTAAATGTTATTAATATACCTACTTTTACAGGTAATGTTAATGTAATTACAATTCCAAGTATAATTGGTAATGTTGCTGTTACCGGTAATGTATATTTGAACAATAGTACAACCTCTGTTTCAGTATCTAACCCGCTACCAGTTACAGCTGTTATTAGCGGGGGATCTATAACCACAACCGTTGTAGATGGCCAGCAAGATGCTTTTGGTCGCTTAAGAGTATCGGAAGAATTTACCCTTGGAGATTACAAACACACTTATGGTATTGATCCTAACTTTGCAGATGTAATGCAGTTCGGCGGTAATGTTACTCACACAGCATACCAATCGGCCGCTAGACTAACAAGTAACACCCACCCAAGAAGTAATGCTATACATCAAACCAAGATGTACCATAATTACATGCCGGGTAAAAGTCAGTTAATAAAGAGCACAGTTAATTTCTACGCCCATACTGCCAATGTAACAAAACGCACTGGCTATTTTGATGATCGTAATGGTATTTACTTTGAGCAAGACGGCAATGGGGTTCTTAGTTTTGTTATTAGAACTGATACATCTGGCACACCTTCAGATTCTCGCAGAATAACTCAATCACAGTGGAATATGAATACGTGTAATACGACTATTACAGGTACATCTACTGATGGTAGTAATTATGGAAAAGCCGGTACATGGGATTTAGATATAACAAAAACACAAATTATTTTTATTGACTTTCAATGGCTAGGTGTAGGACGGGTTCGTTGTGGGTTTGTACATAATGGCCAAACAATTATTGCGCATGAATTTTATAATAGTAACTTTTTACCTACTGTATACATGAGTAATCCTAACCTTCCAATAAGGTGTGAGATAAGAAATACTGGTATTTCAGCTGGGGGATATTTTGATCAAATCTGCTCTACGGTTGTATCTGAGGGCGGCTATGTAGAATCAGGTATTGATTTTAGCGTTGACTCAGGTCAAACCGGTCAAAGCGTAACCGTTGCTAACGGTGAATACCCTATATTAGCCTTCAGATTAAAAAACACCTTTAGAGGATATCCAAATCGCGTCGTTGTAAGATCAAGGAATATTAATATATACGCGGAAAATTATCCATGTTACTGGGCTATACGTAAGCTCAGCGGGCTTGCTAATATTACATTGTCCAACCCAGGCTGGGTTTCTGTAAATTCAGATTCTGCTGTTGAGTACTCAGCTAACGCTACCGCTTTCGTAGGTGGGGATATACTAGACGGAGGTGTTGTTGGTACAACAAGCCCTGGGGGAAGCGCAAAGGGGACGGGTGTTGCGCCTGTCAATCAACCAAGTGATGCTAAGAAGAATTTTATTGCTCAAAATATAGATTCTAATGATAGCGAAATATATGTAATAACAGCAAAAGCTATTGGTGGTACTGCTAGTTTGTGGGTTAATGCGCAGTGGAGGGAGATATACTAATGAAAACATTTAAAGAAATTAGAGAAAATTTTCAAGACGGTCGTAATCCGGAAGATAAAGGTGATATGGCCAGACATGGTTTAAAAGGTAAAACAATCGCCCAACTTAAAAAAGTTAGATCATCAGATACAGCCAGCCCCAGAGAAAAACAACTTGCCCATTGGCGAATTAATATGGTGCAAGGGAAGAAAAAGAAACGATAAATATTCTGATGAAAACATTCCTAGAATCTACCGAAAAAACTGCTGTCTTTACTTATGGGAGAAACAATCCTCCTACGGTTGGGCATGAAAAGCTTTTTAATAAAACTATAGAAGTAGCTAAAAAACATAATTCAGTAGCACATATCTATACTTCACATTCTCAAGATGCCAAGAAAAACCCATTAACTGCAGAACATAAAGTAAAATTAATTAAACATGCATACCCAGAAGCACATGTTGCATCGTCTTCTAAAGAAATGCCTTCTATGCTTCACATAGCTAAACAACTACATCAACAAGGCCATAAACATCTTGTTATGGTGGCTGGTTCCGATAGAGTAGATGAATATAAGCAAAAATTACATCAATATAATGGAGAACACCCTGGAGCATTGTACAACTTTAAAAGTATTAAGGTTGTATCAGCAGGACAACGTGATCCAGATGCCGAGGGAGCATCTGGAATGTCTGGTACTAAACTACGAGGTCATGCTATTGCTGGTGAAAAAGATAAATTTAAATCTGGGTTAATGTCAGGGTTATCCGATGAGCATAAAGAAAAAGTATACCATGCAGTTAGAAAAGCACTTAAAGTTAATGAAATTTACGACCCGCATCTTAAAATCTCTAAATTTCAATGGGGTGAAAAAGAAGGTACAGATCACATGAAACAAATGACACCTGGAGAAAAGCCAGTGAAGAATAAAAGACTTAAAGAAAGTTTACCTTATCTGTTAATGAATACGTTACAAAAACAACAGTTACATGAACAGAACATGCAGCTAGAGTTCGATGGTATACAAACTAGAAGCTTAGACGCATGTCCCGGTGCTTATAAAATGTTTAAAAAACACATTGAAGATATTCGCGCTGGTAAACATTTAGGTGAAAAAACAGGGCATGAGTCCGATTTAACAGCAACACCTACCTCAGATGCTCAACGTAAAGTAGTAGCTGGAATAGCTATGAAACCACCCACGCTTCAAAAAATGCAATTTAAACAATACACTGGTTTATAATGATAGTAGATATTTTAAGAAAAATAATAGCAGATTCTTATGTGATTTACTTTAAAGCACATAGCTTTCACTGGAACGTTGAAGGCCCAGATTTTGTACAATACCATGATTTTTTAAAAAATTTTTATGAGGAAGTTTTCGAATCTATTGATACATACGCTGAACTAATAAGAACTACAGATCAGTATGCACCTACCTCACTCTCTAGATTATTAGATCTAACTTCTTTAGAAGAAGCAAGCTCCATACCAGAAGCTGTTATGATGATAAAGATTATTGCTAGGGATAATGAAGTATTTTTATTATCCCTAAAAGATGCATATCAACAAGCTGAGCAGTCAGGTGAACTTGGTATATCTAACTACTTACAAGATAGAATTCAAGCTCATGAAAAACATGCATGGATGTTAAAGGCTATTATTAAATGATTACCGATAAAAATATACAACACGAGCTTTTAAAAACTGCTTTAGAAGCAACAGATAATTACTTAACGGTAGAAAAAAAAGCACTAGCTGCTGGTAAAGCTAATGACGATATGGTACATGATTTTTCATACCATATGTCTACAGCCCACGATGCATTGCAATCGTTAGGGGTATTAGACCAGCATCAAGACTATATGAAAAATCATGTAGATACTATGCTTAAATTGCTTGGTCATAAAGATTCTACGATTGGAGACCTACCATACGCTCATGTACCAAAAGCAGATATTGAAGGTGTAGATGAAGCTAATGTATGGGATAAGCCTTCACCAGTAAAAAAACACGAAAAGCTTTCACCTTCCACCAAGGCTAAAGCTAAAGCTAGAGCCAAAGCAGCCGGTAGACCTTATCCTAACATGGTTGATAATATTTGGGCAGCTAGACAGCAGGAAGGAACCGTGGTTTCTTTTGCAAATTTTATTACAGAAGAAGTATTAATTTCTGAAGACGAAATTGATAAAATAGTAGAAAACCTAACATGGGAAGATATTATTGATCTATACCCAGAAAACGAATTAGTAGAAGATGATAGCTTAGATGAAGCGTTATCTGCTCAAGCAAGACTAAAGAAAAGACAAGCATTTGCTAGAAATCGTTCTCGTCGTAATATCGCTAAAGGGCTAAAATTAAGACGTTCATCATCTCCTGAAGTATTGAAAAAACGAGCTGTAGCTGCAGCAAAACGCGCTATGTATAAGCGATTACTGCGTGGACGAGACCGTTCTACTTTATCAGCATCTGAAAAAAATAGAATTGAAATGCAAGTAAGAAAGATGAAATCTATTCAGCAAACTATTGTAAACAAGATGCTTCCAAAAATAAGAAGTATAGAACAAAGTCGTCTAGCTCATTACAGGGGTAAAAAGTGAAAACATTCAGAAAGTTTAGAGAAGAACATGAAGTATGTTGTGAAGAGTGTCTGGACGAAATTATTGAAGAGCAGTTTTTATCTGATGGAAATGAGCTGTACGAAGATTGGGGTGAATTAGATGAGGAAGATAATGAAGGTCGTAAATTAAATAAACCTTTTCTTACCCCAGGGGGACCTAAAAAACGTGCCGTTTATGTTAGAAATGAAAAAGGTAATGTTGTAAAAGTTGGATTTGGAGATCCTAATTTATCTATAAAGCGGGATAATCCAGAAAGAAAAAAGAGCTTTCGAGCTCGACACAATTGCGATAACCCAGGACCGAAAACGAAAGCTAGATATTGGAGCTGTAAGTACTGGTCCTCAACTCCAGTATCTAAATTAGACTGAGGAAACAAGTATGAAACAATTAGAACAAGACGTCCTGGCTGTCATGCTAGGAGAAGCCCTACATCCCAATCAACAAAAGATTGATGTAGTAGATGATGAAAAAATTGATGCGAAAGATTTTGCCAAACTTCGTTCCATGAAGAATAAAAAAACAGGCAAAATTCATAACTGTGCTGTTCATGTAGAGCACCCAGAGTATGGTATTGGTGAATGTATTAGCGAAGCGCATGCCGATCCAGATGAAGATGGAAATATTGCATGGTATACTGTTAAGTTTGAAACAGGTACTCATGTAGTTCAAACAGAAGATATAAAAATTATAGCTTCTGAGTCACATATGCATAATGAAGGTGCTTTAAAAGAAGAAGACATTGAACTTGATGAAGCTAGAGGTCTAGCTAGTATGACTGTAGACCAGCTTAAACAAGAACATGAAAAAGTAATGAATAAGATTAATGACCAGGGTAAATCTAAGATGATTTCTATGAATCATCCCTTGAGCCAGCGTGCTCGGTCAATTAGACTTCATATAGCTATAAAGAAAAAACAAGCTAATGAAGAAGTACAACCTGTAGAAGAAATGGATAAGTCTATGGCATATGCAACTGGGACCAAGCGTGCCATGCAAATGACCGGAGATAAACCTCCTCTTGAAAAATCTACTATTAAGAAAGCTCATAAAATAGCTAAGGCTATGTTGAGGAAAGAAGAAGTAGAAGAAGATCAGTTTTCTGATTATGATGAGCTTATCGAAGGTAAGCCCTTTGAATTTGAAGTAGAACATAATTATAATTTTGGTGACTATTTAAAAACCGCTAAGCAGTTAGTTGGTGAAGAAGACGCTATAAACTTAGCTAACGAAGCTTTTAACAAACAAGATATTAGTCTGTTTGTTGAAGAAATGACACGCAATGAAGTTGAATCTAGAGTAAAAACACATATGAACGCCGGTCACGAAGTTTCTACGCCTAAATATAGTACAAGGGATGGCAAATTCCATGCAGAATTTATCGTTAAAGATAAAGAATCTGGAGTTCGTCGTAAGTATATTTACCATGGAAATACCCGTAAGATGGAAAATATGGGTACTCCAGGCAAGAGAGACTAAGGAGATAAACTATGTCTTCATGGGGCTATACAGATAACGTTGCCATTGCGGGTACCGTTAGCGCCTACACTCAAAATGTTCGTGTGGTTGGCTCATCTACATATTTTGCAGTTAATGTAAAAGATGGGGATTATTTAAGTATTAGTGGTAAAAAGTATCAGGTAAGCAATGTTACATCTAATACAGTAATTCATCTCACTAACGTAGCTACCGCCAATGTAGCTGGTGCTACTGCATATTTACAGCAGGGTCCTAAGCATCTTGCAAATATTACTGCTATGGCGGGGGCTGATACTGCACGTCAAAACAATGTTGCAACCATTCAAAATGTGTATGGTGTTGATCTATCAGAGATGCAGACCAAGCAAGCTAAAAGTACTACGATCACAGACGCAGGTGCTGGCTATTCAGCTGCAGCTAGATCAAACACTACAGCTACTATTTCTACCACTGGTTTTTCACAACCTACCATAAATGCTACAGCAACTGTTTATTTTAATGGTACAACAGTTTCTAATGTAATAATTACAAACCCCGGGGCAGGCTATACAACAGCTGCTCAATCTAACACTTCTATTTCTGTATCCACATCAGGTGCAACACAACCTACTACTAATGCTACAGCAACTTTGAATTATACTTCTAGTACTGAATCGTCAAATGCTGCACATACAGGTTGGAACACTTACATTAAGTATACTGATGCACATGGACAAATTAGAGAAAAAACAGAAGTACTCGTAGCCATGTCCAAGTCATTCACTGCTGCAGCTGCAGGGGATGCTTCTGATGATACTATATTCCCAGATAGTTAATGGCTGATTCCAAGGTAAGTGAATTAACAGCAGCCACCTCTGTAGGTGGCTCTGATGTATTCTATCTAGTTCAATCTGGATCTAGTAAGAAAGTTACTGCGTCTACATTATTTGAAAATGTTTCTAATGTTACCCTAAAAGGTAATGTACTGTTAGATTCTTCCGTACAAACATTATCAGCTCCTGGTGTAATAAATTTAAACAAACTAGTTACTCATCTTAACTCAGATGCTTCCGGTGGTTCGTTAACTATTGGTGCAGGTAATACAAATCAAATTAAAATTATTTGTATGACAGCTACAGCAGGTGGTACTTTCACTATGTCTAGTAATATTGCTGGCAATGCTGTAATTACCTTTAATAATGTAGGGGATACATCAACTCTGCTTTATACAAATAGTAAGTGGTTTGTAATAGGGGGTACGGCTAACGTAACCTATTAATATGAGTCTTGAGTTGTCTGAAGAAACGTTTTCATTATATGCTATAAAATTTTACGATAATCCACACTGTAAAGGTATGTCTGAATTTCATGATGACTTAAAGAGATTCAGATATCTTAAAAGATTATTTCGTAAATATAAAGCAGGTAAGGGATTAAAAGAGAGGTTAGTACTTAATCATATAATTATTTTATATAATTTGTTTGGGGTTGAGGCAACTACAAAGATGTTATTTTTTAAAATAGAACGTAAATACTGGTCACAGTTAAAATCGTTCTTATATT